GCCCTGTTTTCTGTTGTGTAACCTGGCCCCGTTGGTTCGGTTACGGCTCTTATTGTAGCAGCTCCACAAGGTGGATTGGAATCTATCGCTAACTGGACTAGATTGTCGATGTCGGTTAACACCTTTGTTGCGTATTTCCGCCCGTTGCGAGGCCCTAAAAGCATTATCTTAAATCTAGGCTTTCGAATATCCATATCAACGCCAGCGCCACCCATGCCGATGATGGTACAAACGAATTCTAAGCTGTCAGTTTCTAGCCACGGACCCATTGAGTATTGATACTCATTACCTAATAGCGACTCAATCCATTCCTTTAATTCACTAAACACTGTAAACCCTCTTTAGAATGGCCGGAATCTTCGGCTGTAGTTGCTGGAAGCCTTTGGTTAGCCATTGCGGTTCTGCATCTGGATCCCAATAGTTGCCCTGCAATGTGCCGCCACCAAACTGAACACCGTCGCGAGTAACACCGAAATGAGCGCGAGGAAGGCCTTTTAATTTACCTGGCATTTCGTGCACCCATCCAGCGTATTTTGCTGTGTAACCTATGTAACCAGTCATGCCGACAGTTGTCTTTTCAATCTGCGGCGCGTACTGACTGTTAATTAGCGTACTGGTATCAACTGGCACCATCGTTTGAGCTATTGCACCACCCTCGCTAAGAATGGCGTATATTGCCGCCTCTGTGCGGGTTTCTTCAATGGTTCCGGCTATCTGTTGAAATCCGGCTTTTACCTTGTTGATACCTTTTACTGTCATAGGTTCACCTGGAATACTGTTTGGCCGTTTTGCTCTGGGAATACTGCAACAGACTTAACGCCTTTCAACGTTCGCCCGTGCTGATCTTGAACGTGATAAAAACCGTTTGGCTTGAGCGTTGCGGTTAGTTCGATTTCAGTATCTGGTAGCGTATCCGGTTCATCTATCAGCTTTTGCAAATCGCGAATAAGTTGAGAGCGCGGATCTTCATCGTGCTCATCTAGCAATCGTTTTAATGCCTGCTCAATAACCTGCTTAGCTTTCATTATGTCACCACCTTAAAATCTGGCGTCTCACCAAAAAAACTCATATCCCACTCGGTTACCGATCGGATTTCCTCAAAGTCATCCTTGCCATTCAGCTTGATTAGGTCTAGATGCTTAGGACGTGAATCTTCGGTGTAAATGATGTTCTTGGTTACGAATTCATTGCCTTCACTGTCGCGCATCTGTTCGCTTTTAGCCTCCCAAGTGCAGTCGATAGTGTATTCGTCGCCGTATGTCGTTTGCTGTGTCCACTGGTCAAAGCCTAATAGCGGTTTAACCGTGGCTGTGTTGGTGTATGACCAATTAGCTGTTTTAGACATGACAACCACCCTTACCAATCCACAAACCAGCGTAAGCCGTTACAGTTGGGTCGCTAGGGATTAATTCATTAGCGCATCCGTGAGCATCAAGTTTACGCAGTAGGTTTAACTGACCTTTCCACCTATCGGAAAAGTTCTTGTATTTGAATGAGCGTGACGCACCACTTGGCGCAGTTTGGCTCGATAGCATCTTATCCGATTGAGAATATGCCATTAGCGATATTATATAGCATTGAATAAGCAAAGCACTATTCGCGCTGTAGTGTTCATCTAGGCACGATTGAATTGAATTGGCCAGCTCTACCCATCCATCTACAATAAAGTCAGGTGTGGTGTCTGTGTCAATTCCTTGCGATTCTAAATACTGCTTTGCTTGCTCTGATGTGATCATGATTACCTCAAGAATGGCCCCACCGTTTAGTGAGGCCATAAGGTTTTATTTCTTGGTTGACTTGCTAGCTGTTGCCTTTGGTGTTGCTGGCTCAAGCTTGCCTTCACCGCCTGGCATTGGCATAACGTTAGCTTTCAGTGCTGGGTGAAGCTTTTCGAACTCCACCTCATCACCTTTTTTAACGCCGTGCCACGGGATAGTGACAATGTATTTCATCGCTTACCCCTTAGCCTAGATCGGCACCGTAAACAACACCAGATCGACCAGCGTTATCTTTCTTAACCTGCATACCCATAGCACCCATAATCTGGAAGTTATAGTTGCTGTTAGGCATTGGTCGAGGAAGTGGAGTCACACCAGTTGTCATACCGATAAGTGGAGTTACAGTTGATTGCTTGCGCTCATAACCTAGGAACTCGTTACCAGACATGACGTAAGTTTCACGGAACTCACGAACTTTACCGCGAGCGATAAGCTCTTGCTCGATAGTGCCTTTAACTACGCCGTTGACAACATAATCTTGACCAAGGTTGGCTTTTATTTGAGGCGATACCCAAACAACGTCGTAAACAGTAACGTAGTTTGCAATAGCGTTATCAAAGAAAGCGCCTTTAGTGAAGAATGTCAGGATTTCCGTAGCAGTCGCGCTAGTTAGGTCGATATTAGAACCAGACGCGCCAAGGTTAATCTTCTTGGTGTTGCGGTGGTTACGTAGGCCTTGACCAGCCTTGCTATCAACTTGAATGCCAGCGGCACCGTCAAGTGCGTATTTAACTAGCTTCTCGTTGTACACTTTTAACTTAGCCGATTGAGAGTCAAGCACCAAATCAAGGCCAACAGAGTTTAGGCCAGCAGCGTGACGCCAGTTAACACCAAAACCAGCAAGGAACACTGGAACTGGGTCGCCGTCAGAATCGTAGTCTGTGTGATCGAAACTAAACGGCGCTTGACCATCAATAGTTACCGATACATCTTCTGCGATATTACCAACGATGTTGTATGACTTAACCGTTTTGCCGATTGGTAGGGTTGTTTGCACAGAAAGAAGGTCGTTCAGCATTTCCATGCCGATTGTTTCTTCGCGTGACTGAACAACCATGCGGTCAACTTCTTGCCAGAAGTCTTTAGCGTAACCAGCGGCAGCGTTAGCGGCGATCATTTCTTGCGTCATGTGCGCTTGGTTAGCTGCGATCATTTGCTGCATGTTCGCACTCATAATGTTACGAGTCGCCCAAAGGTCATCCCAGTGGCCTTGAACGTTGCGGTTAGCAGCGAGTGTTTCTTTAGTGAAGTACATTCAATTTCTCCTATTAAGCCGCAACGTAACGGAAACGAACACGGATAAAGTCATCACCAGTTAGTGTGACTTCATCTTGCGAGTAGCCGAGGATTACGTCAACACCTTTCACGCCGATCTTACCTTTACCAGCAGTGCCTAGCGCGATAGGTGTATCTTTTTCGTAAGTGCCAGCAGGAACAAGAACGGCAAGCTCTCGGCCATCTTCGACATACTCACCAACACCAGAATCACCCAGCGGTGTAGCTTCTTTGATTGTTAGGCCTTGATGGTTCGCCGGATGCATCAAATACATGCGACCAGCTACAGTAGCAGCGGCAGCAAACTCATCCGATGCGATAGTTGCAAAAGTACCAGGGAGCAATGCAGCCGCAACGGTACGTGTTTCAGTGACAGATTTACCGTCAAGGTTTACGCGATTGTAACGAGACATCTAATATCCCCCTTACTTAAAGTATTCGTCAGCTTTTGGGGCGCCCGTTTCCGGTTGCTGCATAGCTGAGTTGGTGCCAAGCGGCGCAGCACTTCCGCATTGCTTGAACATGTCATCAAGCGCATCGCCTTGCAGTGAGTTTGCAACGACTTCGCCGAATTTTTCTTTCACAGCTTCACGCTTGCGCGCCTCTTCTGCATCATGGTTAGCGGTCAACACTTTGAATTTTTCGTCAGTGTTAGCTTTGAGCTCGTTTACCGATTCGACAATAGGTTTCACAGCTTCTGCAACATTAGCCGCCAAGCCTTTGCCAATTTCGGTGATTAGCTCTTGTTTCTCTTCTGGTGTCAAAGGCATGTCGCCCTCCTGTTGGTTTGTTGCAGGGTTTTCCTGCTTGCCGAAAAATGGAATAAAGCGTTTAGCCGTATTCATTGCCATTGTAACCCAAGATTCCTCGCGCTGCACAGGCGTTCCATTATCCTCAAAGGTAATTGTATCACCTTCTCGCGAATATGTGTAAACCATTGCTTCGCCACCGTTAGTGATAACGACAGCTTGTGAGTCTGTGAAGTCAGCAACCCATACATAATCAACATCACCAGTTACAAACTTCTTGCGTGCGGCTTGGTCTAACATTCGCTCTTTGTCTCGGAACGTTTCACCTTCCAGCGCACCACGATTAACAACTGGTTTTAGCGTCACAGCTTGGTCAGCGTTAACCATCATACCTACGCCTTGCTCCGGTGTAGCTGCGCCAACTTCATGTAGCAAGATCGCGTCATGGTCTACTGACTTGATATCAGCAACCCATTCGACACCCATTTGCTTTTGCTCTTCGTTTGGCTCTAGGCGCTCAAGGAATACAGCGATACTAGTATGAATTGGTGGCACATCATCGCCACGCTCAATAGCTTCGATGCGATCAATTAGCTCTCGGCCTTTTTCAGACTGCTTGGCAACTTCAATATCAATCCACTTCTCCACATAGATGCGATTGCCAGCTTTCTTGGCATTGCGGTTCCATGCACCAACGTGCCCCTGGTTAATTCCCTCTGGACTGAATGCAGATACAAATTGACCGTTAACCTCTGGATGGCCTAGCGGTGCAAGCGTACCTTCTAGCCCTTTGTAGTGTTTATCAATCTGCTCGGCAGTGTACAAGCCTCCATTCATGATCACGTTAGCTGGCAAAGTGTAACTAGGCAGAATCCAGTGTTCTTTACCGTTGTATGTTTCGCGTCTAATCGACTGGCTGTTAACCTTTGTCGTGACGTTTACCTGATAGACTTTCACTTATTCCCCTTATGCCGCATCAACAGCATGAACATTTATGGTTAGTTGCAAACTTCGACTTATCGAACATTTTTTGCGCCCTTTCAATTATTGTATCATTAATTGGGTTTCCGTTATCATCGACTAATATGCTAATAGTTACACACTTACAATTAATTCCGTTGGGTGTTATTGAATACCACTCTCGAACCTCTTCAACCGTATACAAGTGAGCATGACGCAAAGCATGAGTAACGCGAGTTGTTGGTGATAACGCAGACAAGTGAAGCTGCATTGTTGTTAGCCCAAAGCGCTCTTGCGCACTCTCTGACTCATCCCACCTAGCTCGACGCAACGCCGTTGTGATTTCAGTTCGCGCAATCCTTCGAGCTCGATATTCTTCCAGTCCGGTTTGTGTTTTTAGCGCTCTAGCGATATCAAGCGGATTTAATCCTCTAGCAATGCCATCGGTAAGCACTCGAGACATATCGGCCTTAACGGTTGCTGATAACCCTTTCATTTCCTCAAACACTCGCGCTTTAACTAACGCAATGCGATCACGGTACGGCTCACTGTTGATTAGTTCACGTAGATTTTCCACCTCGGCGGAATATGCTGGCGATTGTGCTGTTAGGTTCTGAAATTCTTGCGATGTGCCGCGCTGATAAGCAACGCTTACATATTGACTGAATAACCACGGGTCTTGCTGCCCGCCTTCAATCAATATTTCATCAATGAGTAAGTTACCTTGCTCTAGAATGTAATTAAGCGTGAACTCATCAAGCTCGTAGGTGTATCGCTGGTTGACTGCCAGCTGTGGGCTTAGACTCTGGATTAGCTTTGGATACTCTCGGCCTATCTTGCGTAGTTTGGCTTCATACTTATTGATAGCACCACGCTCAAGACGATCTACGCCTGTAGGGTCTCTAATATCCCTCGGCAGGATAGGAGAGCCGTTACGCTTCGCCATTATCTTCATCCTCTAAATCGTCATCTAGTGACTCGCCAAGCGGCATTCCATCACCTAGCGACTCATATCCGGCAGCTATTCGAATCTCGCTATCCGTGAATATTGGCTGTCCATCCGATAGGGCTTTATCGTTGATTTCCGTCATAGTCTTAGCGTTGGCTAGCTTCTCTGACTGCGTAGCTTCGTTTAGGTCGTCCCAAATAACAGTAAATTCAGGTACTGATTTAACCACACCTAAACCAACAACCTTTTTCTCAATGAAATCTTCGATCTCTTCGCTTAGCTCAATCTCTCGGCGAGACTGGCAGCGTCCATTCCAATATTTGTTATCTTCGGTACTTGATCGCTCTGCTTGCTGGTTTCCCACTAGGATTCTACTTGGCATATCAACGGACGCAGCGAATGACTGAACGTTAATATCATAGGTTGGAGTTGGGTCTGGAACATCCGACACCATAGGCGTAGTAGTTGCGCCCTGAGTTACCATGATTGTGTCGTTGCCTCGGTTTAGCTCTTTGGCTGCTTCGTCGTACTTGCTCTGCAATTCATCAACGCTAACGCCATACATTGCAGCTAGGCTTGCAAAGTCGATTTCCTTGTCAAAGTTAACCGACAATTGTCGCGCGGCATTCTTGAGGAATGACTCACCAGAGCCGCCTTCTACTTTCTCGATGTTAACAAGATTGTTGTAACCTGGCTCAAGGTAGCC